CACGTTCAGTTGCTGAAGAAACAGTAACTAGAGCTGTGTCAACACCAACTCCATCTACAACTGTAGATAAGGATGAAGATGATGCTCTTTCATATTTCCAGAAATTAGCAGAGAGTTAAGTGAGATATAATCAGATCTGTTTAACTCTTTTAGTTATAGCAGCGTATATTAACTTACTCAAATAGTCTGATATCATCAGCACGTTTTAAGGATTCACTCACATACTGAGTGGATCCTTCTTTGTATTGCATCATTTCTTCTAAATCATCAAAGACCACATTTAGATATATTGGTTTAATTAAAAATATTCTTCTCTTCTTATCATTAACTGATTGCTCGTATTGATAATTAGTAATTGCTCTGGATACAGGATTTACTGTTACTTGTTCATCACTTAATGGTTCAAAATAACTGACACTTTGTGCAGCACTTACTCTAACTCCTTTTGGAAATATAATTACTCCACTACTATCTTTTACCTCATTTGATTCATAATGATGAACTTCATCTAATTTTGCAGCTGTCTTATACTTATCCAATACATAAATTTCAAATGCTTGTTGAGACAATGGCCATTCATTGTATATGTTAACAATGTTATTTGATAATAATACAACCCAATCTAAAGTTGGATCACCATAGATTTCATTAGCAACATTGTCTGGTCTATCATCACCAAGAATACTATACTTTTCAAAAATAGTCAGATCTTGGAAGAGATCCTCTCTAATCTTTCCTTTCTTGAAAAAGTTTTTTACTTGGGTATAGTTTGAAATAAATTGACCGTCTTTAGTGCGGTTAACATATTCAAAGTCTGGTATGTTACGGAAGTATCTGTTAGCCATATTAGAAACCTATAGATTCATCTCTGTCTTGGTCAAGTGCGGTATAATCATCATGGTAAATTGGTTCTAATTCTTGGAAACTCATTGTCATTTCATACGCAACCATGGAAGAGTTTTCATATGTTTGATAATTACCATCAGGAGTATAGTTAATACTGAATCCCTGTAGGGCACACTCTTTTATTTTTGGTAGATAACCATGTTCTTTACCTCTTGCTGTTAAGAATCTAATTGCATAAGTGTTTGGTGACTCTAAGAACAACATACTTTTAGATCTCTTCACTGCCTGTGATTGTTTAAACATTCTAATTATTTTCTTTATCATTTCTGCCTCTTCATAATCTCTAGGGCTCATTTTCCAACTAAAGGAAAATGGTCTTATCGCTGGGCCTTGAAAAAGCATTTCCATGTTAGGGTTGATGACTGATCCAGTTGTTCTTGCTAATATATCACCACCAGTTGCTGCTTTAGTTAGTGCTGCTGCAACTCCTTTTTTTACATCACCAGAACTTTCACCAATCGCTTCAGCGATATCACCTACAGAATCTATTAATCCCTCTATTTGACCACTTTCTTTTTGAACATTTTTAAAAAATGCATTTGCCATGGCAAGTTTAGCTGGATCCATGGAATTTGCAGCCCAGTTAACATTGTTATTATCAGTTACGCTACCAGGCACGGGTAAGAAAACACTACCTAATACTCTTTGTGTGTAACCATCTCTACCACCAGCATCACGACTCTTTGCTACTTTGAAATCTTTTATTTGTTTTGGTTTATATTTCAATACAGATATCTGCATCTTGTCTTGATCACGATTTGATTTAAGTGCTACTGGATAATAATAAGTATAACGTGATCCATACTTATCTCTTGGTTTTGCTCCAATTTCTTCTGGCAATTCTTTTATTAATGTTCTATTTCCACCAACAGCATCTTCAGATGGATTACCTTGATTATTTGATCCTTGACTTCTTGTTAGTTCTCTAATCGCTCCTGATTGTGTAGATAAACCACTACCTCTACCATATCCTAATGTTTTAAAATACTTTGCGATTGCATTCGCACTTACATTACTAATTTGTGAATTAAAATTACTATTTCTATTATTAAGATCTGACCAACTTGCATCTGGTAATGCAAACCCTAAAGTTGTATCAGCATCATCTAAGTATTTTCTATCCCATACTCCACCAGCACCAGGCCCTCTTGTTGCTGCGGTCGTCCATGTTGCATTGACACCACCACCTGTTACATTAGCATCTATCGCCACTCTATCCACTTGTAGATTTGTAGTAAAAGAACCAGGCACTGCCTTCCCTTTAGCATCTACTCTCCATGTATTATTGGATCTATATGCTATTTGATATTTGGTTGCGTCGTCTCTAGTGTAGGTTCTTACCCAACTAGGGCTATTAGCAGAGGTTGACATTTAGATGGTTTTTATTTATTTAGTGATAAACTTTGCATAAGGTATAGAAAGTAGGTCATCCAACTCAATTGATTTGACCATATACACTTGACCCGTGAGTTCTTCCCATGTGTAATTACGAGATGATTGCCAGTGAAAATTGATTCCCCTGAATCCCCACCTGAATAAATCTGTGCAAGCAATCAAAGGGTGTTGATCGTATTGTTTACCAGCAGTTTTCGCATTGTATACAAAGGTATAATAATTTCCAACAGTGGGTATTGCTTCCACAGTGTTGTTCAATGCTTGCATGATTTGTAACATTAAATCCTCTGGATCTGAGGATGTTAATTGATCTTTGATCGCTTCAATACGATTGGCATTGACAGTTGGTGGTCTTTGTTCTTTTTGATCTAGAGGAACTGGTTTACCAGTATATTGGCCTGGTTTGGTTGGATTTCTCGCATCAATATCTGCTTGAACCCTAGCAATTTCAGCTGGATCACCAGCAGGGTTTGCTTTTTGCCAACTAAATTCTCTATCAGCCATTACTTAATACCCAACTCATCTTCAGTAATTATCTTAAATTGAATCATACGATCCTCACAAAACTCAACTGCTGCCTTCCACTTTGCTTGATTAACTGCATAGGTTTGACACTCATAGATATATGATTTAGTCATTCTTTGTCTCTTCTTAGGTGGTCGAGTTTGTTTTTTAGGTTTAACTTCGACAACATAGTTTTTAATTTTATTATTTTTTTCTCTTACTTTAATAATGTAATCGGGGAAATAACGATGCACACGATTATCAACTGGAGAAAGATATGGTATAGAAAACTCTTCTGATGCCCAAGATATTATGTTCTCATTCTTATCACACCACACACAGAAACGTCTCTCCCAACTACTTCTACAGATAATATTGTTCGGATTGCCCTGATATTTCTCTGGATTCGATGGTTTATAGCGACTTTTTATACTTTCTGCCATTATCTTGCATACATAATATATAAGGTCAAATGTATTTATAAATGGCTTCCATCCCACCACAGAGATTAACGGTAGATAAAATTGTAAAAGACTTGCTAGAACCAGCAACTACCTCGTTCTATCAAGTATCAATTCAAGATCCAAGACAATTAAATGAGAGAGGAGATACGTTCGCAACTTATCTTCGCCAGCAAGGCCTTGAAGTTTTATTCAATGCCAGAGGTCTTGATCCAACAAGAAGAGAAAAATTGCAATTGTTCTGCTCAGAGACAACGTTGCCAGGTTCATCACTAGCAACAGCAAACTTAGATAATGACTTCACTGGAGTTTCAGAAAAGTATGCTCATCGTAGAGTATTTGATGAGACTATAGATTTGACATTTTATTGTGATGCAAAGGAGTATCTCCCTGTAAGATATTTTGAATCTTGGATGTCATATATGACAAACGATACAAGAGATAATCATAGTGATACTTTTTATTACAGGATGAAGTTTCCTAAAAAATATAAAGGTGGTTTAGAAATAACTAAATTTGAGAAGAATCTATTCTCACAAGATCCAGTTAGAGGTAGAACAAGGCCGTTGACGTATACTTTCATAGATGCTTTTCCGAGAGCAATCTCATCGATGCCTGTTACATATGATGCATCAGATTTATTAAAGTGCACCGTTTCATTTTCTTATACAAGATATAGTGCTAAACCAGCAAATCATGATGCTTTTGATCCATCATTTGCATATCTCGCTGGTAGATTTGCTAATATAGCTGTAGATAGATTAACTGGAGTTGATTTATTAGGGGATGTAGTGGGTGGAGTTGTTCAAAGATCACTTCAATAACCCTGCTATATAATATACTGAATTGCATAATAGGATATCATGCCTTTACCAAAAATTGCGACACCAACGTATAGTATGGTGTTACCATCTTTAGAAAAGGAAATAAATTACAGACCTTTTCTAGTGAAAGAAGAAAAACTTTTAGTTCTTGCTTTAGAAAGTGAAGATACAAAACAAATCACTCAAGCTATCAAAGCAGTTCTTAAGAGTTGTGTTCAAACAAAAGGAATTAAAGTAGAATCACTACCTACATTTGACATTGAATACTTGTTTTTAAATATTCGCGGAAAGTCAGTTGGTGAATCAATAGATGTTAATATTATTTGCCCTGATGACGAGAAGACAAGTGTTAAGGTTGCGATTGATTTAGATGATATCAAGGTTCAAAAAACTGAGGGTCATACAAACAAAATTGAATTAGATAAAAGTTTAATGATGGAACTTAAGTATCCATCTCTAGATGAGTTTATCAAAAACAATTTTGATTTTAAAGATGAAAATGCAATGGAGCAATCATTCAAACTAATTGCATCTTGTATTGATAAAATATATACTGATGAAGAGGTATGGGTAGCAGAAGACTGCACAAGAAAGGAGATAACAGAGTTTCTTGAGTCGATGAACTCATCTCAATTTAAAAAGATTGAAGAGTTCTTTACATCAATGCCTAAATTATC